AATACTATAGGTTGCGTCTACCGCTGTCCCTCCACTAAAGTTCCAATCAAATGTTATCTCATAAATATCATTATATAAATTACCTCCAGACAATATTGTTATAGAATTATTTGTACCATATTTTGTTGTTGTATTATAAGTCCTTAAAGCAGCTATATCGTTATCTATATATATATCTGGAGAAGATAAATTACCAGTTTGTATAGTAGCGGATGTGTTTACTAATTTAACTGTAATAGCTATTTTATACGGTAAAGATGTCCCCGTTGCAAGGTAATTTTGATTGTCTGTAAACACAAACTTATCGGTATTTAAATCTATACATACATCCAAAGGAGAAACTGCAGGAAAAATGAATTGTGGCTCTGATACTACCACAGCTGCTTCATCTGTACATCCATTTGCATCTGTAACGTAACATGTATAAGTTCCTGGTGTTAATCCAGTGATAGTAGAAGTTGTCCCTCCATTAGACCACAGATAAGTATAAGGAGAAGTACCTCCACTTACTGTCGCTGTAGCTGTACCGTCAGAACCTCCATTAACAGTAACATCTGTTGATGTCATTGTTATTGATGGGGTTGAAGGAGTGGTAACAGCAAGAGTAAATATTTTTTTACATACTCCTCCTGCTAATTCAATAATAAATGTCCAAACTCCATCAATTGGATTATTATTATTAATAGTACCAGCATTGTATGAAGTTGGAGGAGAAGTATTAGTACCATTTACAACTTGTGTTCCAGCTGGATTTAAAATCTCCCAATCCCAAGTAGTTCCTGCGGGTATACCACTATTACTAAAGGTATTAAATTCAACCTCTCCACATGTACCAGGAATATTTTGTTGAGAAAAAGATAAAGAAAAATTACATGGAACTGTAGTATTTGCTAAAATTGTAAATTGTTTCTCATCCCAACATCCTTGAGCATCCGTGACCCTTACTGTATAAGTTCCAGGAGATAAATTTTGAATTGTAGCGTTACTTCCTATTTGATTATTAGACGAGTCAGTCCAAATGTAAGTTAAGGGAGTTATACCTCCATTGTAAGTAATGTAACACTCTCCATCATTTCCTTGATATGTTTGTTCGTCTGTTTTGTGAGCGACAATTGTAAAAATGGTTTCATCACAAGGATTAAAATTATGAGCAGGCCATGTTAACATAGCGTAACCATTGATATTTGCTTGGGTGAAATCATAAGTAGATGCCTTTACGACTTCGCTAAATATATCACTATAAGCTGCGTTATTAGCCTCGTTTAATGCAGTGGCTATTGCTGCAGATTTACTATACTTCTGATTAACAATAATAACAGAAAAATGTGTATTTGGAACATAATGAGAAGTAGGACTGTGAAACGAGTAATATTGAGAATCTAAAGCGGGGGATTGACTATCTTCATCTAATTCTTTATTCATCCATTCAGAAGCAAATTTAACCCTAGGGACAAGTCCTCCATTAGCAGGATGAGTTAAAGTATGAGTTTCAGAAGCATATCCAGTTGAAGTGTCAGGTCTAAATCTATAGTCCGTAAATGTATTTTTTTCGTCAGTCCATTTTTTAGTATAAAATACTAAGTCAGGAATGCTATTATTAGTATTTGTTGCACAATACGTAGCATCCATAACATTTTGTGATGAATACATTATACCTACAGGTAAGGAATTGTTAATGTCTGTATTAACAAAACTTTGGTCAATTTCCCAAACAGTTCCTTGTCCTGAAGGAGCATTTGGAACATTAGCAATAAATTTTTTTACTATATTATGATTTCCTAGGTCTTGTGATGTTTCCACAAAAGCGGTTGGGCTAACGTCTGTTGCAAATTGACTTCCATCACTTCTTTCAAAGAAATTCTGACCACCAACCATTAAAGTTATCTCCTTTGTTGTTCCAGTGGGTATACCAGAAGGGTTACCAGTTCCAAAGGTGATTCTATATGTTCTTTCTGTAGCAACGTCAGGTAAATTAGCATACACATAAACATTTGTAGAGTAATAAGACCCACTACTACTTTGAGTGAAGTTAGGCTCGTTTGTAGAACCAACAAACATATTAGGATTAGTAGAGTTATCTCCAGTAATATCTTCAATAGTATTAGAATTACCTAAAGATAAATTTTCGTATTGAGGGTCGTTTGAAAAGCCCCCCATAGTTATAGTACGCAAAACGAATTGAACGTCTATTGCGGCCCCTGTATCTAAATTAGTACCCCATAATCTTCTAGAAAAAGCCGTTAGACTCCGACCCACTGCTCCTGCCATGTTATATTATTTTAATGATATGAATACAAATATAGTGAATTTATTGCAAAAAAGAAAGGGATATGTACAAAACATACCCCTAACTTATATATATAATAAAGATTATTATTTAGAACTTACAACTTTTTCTTTTTTAGTAGACTTTTTTTCCTTCACTTCTAGTGTTTCACCTTTTAATAATTTAACAATTTTATTAAAAACTTCCTTACCTTCAGCTTCAAAACTATAATCTACAAAATGGTCATAAGGATTAATACCTACAGGAATAACTGTTATTAATTGTTTGCTTCCTGTCCCCCATTTCACCTCTCTTTTAGAAGTGTTAATTACAATTATTCTTTCATCTTCAGCATCCATAATAACTTGTTTTCTTTCAAGTTTAGGATTAGAAATTTGTTCCATAAATAATTCTGGGTCATTCTTAGCCATAACCATCATATCGTGTTTGATTTCATACATACTTCTATCAATATTAACACCCATAGCTCTAGCGTATCCAACCATCTTTTGAGCATCCATAGACATTAAAGATTCCATAGCGTGAAACTCCACCTCTAATCCTTCTAAATCTTTCTCGGCATTAGTTTCTAAATCAACCAATTCAAATATCTTTTTCTTTGTTGACATTCTATTTGGATTAGAAGAATTATAATTACTTTTTTCTAAAAACTCTCTTAAAGTAACTTGCTGATATTGTACAGGTAAAGAACCATTATTAAAAACAATATCACCTAATACAGGATTAAATGATGATTGTTCATCTGCGTAAATTGATTGTTCCCCTAAAACGTATTGGATTTTTCTGTTTCTTCCAGTTGTTTCATCAAAGATTTCATCTATAGATGGTATTCTATGACTAACTGGATAGTGTCTTCCCTCAGTGGAAGGTTTTTCATTTTTATAAGTTAATCTAAATATAGTAACTTGTTGTTTTTTCTTTGCCATTTTCTTAAATTTAATATAATTAATAAAAAAAAAGATTGGGGAGGAGACAAATCCTCCCCGCTCTTTATGTAATCAAGAACTTAATTAAGCTCTCTCAAGTAAGATGAATCTGTTGTTTGCGAAACCTTCAAATCCTCTTTCTGTTCTGTAGTGACATCTTAACTCGTCAACATCAGAAGTAGGATTAGCAAGTCCAGCAGAACCTGTTAACCAGTGCTCCATTTTTCTAGAGTATCCTCCAGCTTCTTTATATCTAACTCTTAAAGAAGGAATAGACTCTCTAGATTTCGCATCTTTACCCATATCTCCAGGAATAACAAGACCCATACCAGAATAGTTATATCCTGTAGCTCCCATCATTGGAGAATAACTTAAAGCTTCATATGCTTTCTTATGGAAAGTATATCCACCTCTAGCGAATGATTTAAATCCGAAAGCAACTCCTATTTCCTCAGAACCATTAAAAGCTCCGTAAGAGATACCTCCACCTGCAAACATTGCAGCAACCGCATCATCAATAGCTAACGATAAGTCAATTCCACACCACATAGTGTTTTCCTTAGCTCCTCTGTTAGCATCTAATGTACGAATCATAGAATCAAAATCAGAAAGGTTAAATCCAGCTAATTGGTTATAAGTTTGTGAGTTACCACTTCTCATAAAGTCAATTAAACCTTCAGTACCATTAATACCACCAGAACCGATTGTACCAGTTAAAGCAGCATTCGTGTTAGTAGCAACTTGACCTAATAACATTTGCATTTCACAGTAGTTGTTAAATCTTTTGTAAGTATCACCTTCACCTTTTAAGTACCATAAGTATCCAGATTTTCCAGTTGCAGCGTCATTTACTTTAAACCATATTTTATTAGTAGCCTCAGAACCAGTTACCTGGAAAGAGTCTTTCATAATCATAGTATAGTTTTCGTAGTGATTAGCAGTTGGAGTAATTCCATCAGGCTGTCCTGTACCTTCAGCGTGCTCATTACCAATTACAATTAACACATCAGAAGCAGTTAAAGCTGTCCATGAAGCATTTTTGTAAGGTACTAAAGTAGCTTGGTTATTAGCAGGTTTACCAGTTACAAGAGCAATTTCTCCATAAGAATTTTGGATAATATCTCCTACTCTAATAAAAAAGTTACCAGCAGTGGTACCATCAGAAGAGTAAGCAGGGTCTAAAGTAATAGCTGTACCACCAACAGCAATAGTTGGAGTACCAGTTTGTTTGAAGTTTTGATGTAAATAATCATCTTCATAGTGCTCAAATTTACGTTGAGACACTGGAGCCATAGCGCCAATAGAATCCAAGAATCCCATTAACGATTGCTCTCCATATCTATTCACAAAGTCTTCAGCAACCTCTGGTTTATGAATACTAAGTGTAGATACATAGTTTTCGTTTGTAGCCACCTGAAAAGCACTAGGAATCCCAGGTGTAGTAGTATATGCCATTTTATTTTATTTTTAAAGCATTAATATTCTAGTTATTTTAATTGTTCTTTCTTAACTCAGCAGCAATTTGCTCAGCTATAGAAAGAGGTTTGTCAGCAGAGCTTTTTGTATCAGGACTATAAGAAGGATTTTTAATATCATCTATAATATCACCTTTCCCTTTTGATAATCCTTGAGCAAATGCACTTCTAACTATTGAATCTAAATTATTCAAGGTAGCCATGTCTTTATTAAGTTTAGTAATATTTTCACTACCATCCTCGTTAACATATCTATCCCAAAATGAAACTAGATTCTTGTTTGATGTTCTGACATTTTCAATTGCCTCTTCTGATAATTTATAAGAAAATTTCTCTCCTTTATCGTTTATATCAAAATTAACATCTTTAAAGTCAGTTAAAGATTTATCTATTTTTTCATTCCATAACCTAACATTTTCTTCAGATTGTTTTTTATTATTAACCTGCTCTCTATGTTGTTTTGGAACTGACGAATCTTTTTGAAATGACTTAAGTTCTTTTTTAGCTTTCTTAGCGTCACTTCTTAATTTAATCTTAGATAACTTTATTTCATCAGCAGTATATATGTCCTCGTCTAACTTATATTGACTATTGAAAAGTAAATCAACTTCATCTGATTCTAAATCATTATTATTAAATTTTAATGCAGATTTAACCAAATTCAATTCATCCATTTCGTCATAATTCGCTGTCTGAGTCCTAAGATACTCTTCAACATCCCCACCTTTAGCAACATAATCGTTTAATTCTGCCATCTGTTCGTTGGCGAAACTTGACTTTGTTTCTTTAGATGAAAGTAAGGATTCAATCTCTTCATAAGTCTTGTATTTACCATTAGTCTTTTCGGCTAATAAATCTTCAAAACTTTTTTCAAAAACTTCTGTCTCCTCACTTGTTTCTTGAGTAGAATCTTCTTTCAAAGAACTTTCTTTTTGGGTTTCGTTGTTTTCAACCTCCTTAGATTCTTTTTCAGGAGAATTTTCTACAACTTCTTTTTCTACAACTTCTGTTTCTTCTGCTAATTCAAAACCCATACCTTTAGCAGCTAATTTTTCAAATCTTTCGTTTGACATTTTCTTAAATTTAAATTAATATTTACAAATATAATAAAAAAAAATTTATTATACAATTATTTTACCTTGGTTCTTACTAAGTCAGAATCATCTTCAGCTAATTTAATGTGTTCAGACTTAATTTCACCTCCCAATGCAATTATCTCTAGTTTTCTTTCATGCTCAGCTTTAGCGAACTCTTCTTTCATTTTATACTCAGCTTCTAGTTTTTGCATTTCCATTTGAGAATCCATTTGTTTTAATTGAGCATCAGCTTCAGCTTTAGCTTGAGCAGAAGCTTGTTGTTGTTCTGCGTTCGCTCTAGCATTTGCTTGAGCTGCTTTTGCAGCTTCTTCAGCATACTTCTTACGTCTTATCATTAATAATTGATTAGCTAATTTTATATTAGTAACATTTCTAATCATAATAGCGTCCTCTAATCTTAAAGCTCCTTGTTGTATAGACATTTGAATATTTTGCTCTAACAAAGCTTTTTGTTCATCGTCTGGAAGAGGTTCAATCATAATTCCGTAATCAGCCATAGTAACATCTTTACTAACTTCAATAGCTTTCATGTTAAACTCTCCTATAGCTTGAACATATCCTTTATAAGCTCCTGTGTATTTAACTAAATCAGAAACCCTTAAAGCTACACTCTTAGCTGTGTTTTGAGTTACAGATAATAAAGCTTGATTAATCCATCTTGTAGCATTATTAGAAGCAAGTAAAGCCATTTTCTGTACTCCCACTAAAGATTCTTTATCTGGCTGACTCGCGTCTCTAGCTTCATTTATTCCTGTTACATCACGAAGCATCTGTAAATTATATTGATATATCGCTATTAACTCTTGAAGAGCTCCTCCTATACCTCCACCTAGTTCTTGTATAGGCATAGATTGAATAGGACTACCATCATCTTGTTGTGTTCTATAATAAAGATTACCTGTCTGTTGGTATATATCTTGGACTTCAATAGGAGTGAATGTTCCTCCATCTCCTTTACCTACATTTTCTATAGCTCCTAATTCAATAGCTGAACCTTTTGGTTTAGCTTTTGACATTAAGTGTTGTATTTTTAGATGACATAATTGTATTTGGTCAGCAAAAGGAATCATTCTCTCCACAAGACTTTTATTATTCATATTCAATATATTAGGAGCATATATAGAATAAGGTAATATAGCTTTTGAAAGATTACTTTTAGGTCTTAATATATTGGTAGCTAATCCATAATCATATATATAATCTGTCCCTATAATCCACTTCCCTTTATAAATATTCTCTACAGTAGTCTTTAATGGAGTTCTTTTTTGTTTTGAATTTTTAGGTTTTTTATAGTTTTTATTTTTTTTATGAACAGAATAACCTCCGTACTTATTCTCTTTCTTTTCATAATGTAAGTCATCTACAGTTTTATATAGTCCATCTAAAACAGCTATTTTATAAGTGTCATATTCATGTATTTCATATTCATTATAATAATTACTACTCTTCCCTAGATTTTTAGGATTCCCATATTTACCAGCGTTATTTCTGGCGATTTCCATATACTCTTCTTCTGAAAACTCATCTCCAGCTAATCTTTTTAATTCATGTATAGTTAAATATATAACCTCTCCAGCGTGTTGTATGTTTTTAAAATCTGGTCTTGAAGAATGAGATGTAATTAAATTATTAGGGTCTACATATCTGATAGTCAACTTTCCGTCTTCTACATCTGTTTTACTAGCTCCGATATTTAATACAACTAAATCTCTAGATATTCTTTTCTTAATCTCCTCCCAATCATTTAAATAGAATGTTAGCTCAATACCTTCTTCCATTGCGATTTCAGTCATTTGCTTATAATTCAAGCTCATATATAAATCTAACTCTTCTTGACTTTCTGGTAAATCTTCATTACCAGCATCAAATGGGAGTCCTGATAATCCAGCCACCTCAGCGTGAAATTCTTTTAATTCCATAGCTGCTAACTTTTTTAGTTTATCTTCACTTCTTTTATCTTTAGAAACCTGGTCAATAGCTGTGCATTTTATTTTATACTCTTGATTTGTTAATCCTCCTACAATAACATCTACAAATTTTGGTATCACAGGAACAACTTCCCAATTTAAATTAAGATAAGAACTATCTCCATTAGCTCCTAATAAATCTTTATATTGTTCAATAGACTGCATACCTTCAGCGTATTCTCTATATCTTGTATATCTCTCATTACGAGATACATAAGAGCCACTCCCTATTTCTTCGTCAGACCATTCTCTGTACATTCTTTTAAAGTATTGTACCCCATATTTTTTTTCTAATTTCTCTTCTCGTGAAACGAAAGGACTTGGGTAGCCGCTAAATGATGTTTTTCCCATTACTTAATTATTTTAGATATTTTTCCATTATTACTATACTTCCTAACAAAAGGTTGTGTTGTTTTTATTTCAACCTTTGGTTTTATATGTTTTTGAGCAGCTAGCAATGTGAATCCACTTGCCATACTAGCGTCATATTTTGTTCTATTGTTTACATCAAATTCTAACCAGTCTTTTAACAACTCATAAAAAAACACTCTACCTATCGCTCCTTCTTCGTTTATACCTACATAGTCATAGACATAAGCTTGTATAGAATCTACAAGAGCATTAGCTACAGCTAGTCCAGTTGCTGGTATACCAACTTCAGTTTGCTTCTTACTGAATTTAGTATGTGTTGATTCTGGTCTAGCCATTAAATATCTTTCATATCCTCTTCTTTTAAAATACTGAATCAAACCTATTTTATTGTTTTCAACTAATATAGGACATCCATAAAATATACACTGCATTAACATGTCCTCAAAAAATATTTCTGCTTTAGGAGGTCTATGTATATATTGAGACACAAACATATGAGAATCATCTTGTTCGTGAGCGTTAAACTTCCTGAAAATATAACTTGCAGCATCTGACCTTCTGCCATCTGTAGTTACATCATGGTCAAAAGGGTCACATCCAGATACAAACTCTAATTCATTGCCAGGATATTTATTTCCAAACTTTATAGTTTGAGAATTTATCTTTTCTGAACTTGGTAACAAGACAACTGACCACTTACCTTTTTTATCTGGCCTCCAAACTACCTTAGTATCTTTAACTCCATTACTCCAAACAAAGTTTCCTTTTGTAACCATCTTACCTCCAGAACCTTCTATATAATCTATTTGTTGATATATTCTTTCTGAATCAAACAAACAATCATCTGTACTTACACGAAAAGCTTCTTCTGGAGTCCAAGGAAACTGTCTTTTATGTTCTGCTAATTTATTTGTATCGTTCTTAAATCCTTCTCTTATTTTCTTTAAATACTCTTTACTCCCTATAGTAATCTCGTCTCCAAATTTATCAAACACTTTATTCTTTGGAGTGTTGATAACGCTTTGTCCGTATTCATCTATAAATCCTTCAAACCCATCATACGCTGGAGTGAAATATCTGTAAAGTCCTGATTTAGTTCTATTTGTACCAACAACCTTATCTTCTTGGTCTGAATCATCCCATATATCTTTAAAAGCTTTACCTCCTTCTTCCATCTCATTAACTGTTGATGGTAAAAAAGCCTTACCAATAATCTTTCTACCTTGAGAAAGAGCTGGTTTAACTATTTGCCAGTTCTTTGAACAATCAGCTTCCAACCATTTACCTCCCTCATCTGATATAAAAGTTTTTAATTTTTCCCCATCATATGAGTTATTCTTTGTGTTTCTCCAATCTATCTGACTATCTAATGCTTCTGAGGCTTTAACCTGTTTGTTATTTTTTGTGATTCTTTCCCCAGGCTTTTTAAAAGACAGTACAGTTTTAGGAGAGTCCGTTCCTTCAATAATAGGTTGAAAGAAGTAGGGTAACTTTCTAAAAATGTAAACAACCTTGTCAAAGAGCTTTTTAGCATCACTACCTGTTTTACTTAATATCCCCCCATTTGAATTATACGAAAGAGTTATATCATGCAATACAATAGAGGCAGCTTTCCAAGACGCACCCTGCCTTCTATGTTTCGGCATTATTAATCCAAAACTATTATTATCCTTTCTAACATTATCCCATACAAGAAAAAATCTTCTATCTCTATCCCAATAATCTGGATAACCAATATCAATCTTACACCAATTTAAATAATAATAATGAGCTCCTGTTATGTAGGTCTCCTTACCATTATTCATAAACCAAACTCCATTCAACCTTCTTTCAAACTCTTGTTCAATAAATTTATTTTTCTTTATCTCACTAAGAGAATCCCAGTTATCTGGCATAGGATTTCTTGTCCACTTTTGGTTCTTTTTAGATTTATTATAACCTATAATAGAACTTTTTTTTGGCTTCTTTGGTATATTAATTTCTATTCCTTGTATATTCATCTTAACTTAATACTACAAATATAGTAAATAATTAGGAAAATACCCAGAATATAATTATATTTGTATCTATTAAATTATTTATTAACAAAAAAAACAAAAAAAATGGGAAATTTTATGCAAGTGCGTACAAAAAAGTACGCAGGGTTAAATGTGTTTAACAAAGGTACGACATTTGAACATATTGGAATGGCTACCGACCACGTTGTTTATGGTTATGACAACAAAGAACTTATCGGAACCGTTACAGGAAGTGATAATAGCGCTGACCAAATTGACATCACTCTAAATACAGGAGTGACACTTATAGCTGGTGAAGTTATTATGATTGGTGACAGAACAGATGTTGATACAACTATTGATTATAGTGCTGGAGCTCTTACTGCTGGAGCTGCGTTTACTGTCGCTAATGCAGGTGCTGGTACAGGTTCAACAGGAATTACAATAGAAGTTTCAAAAGGAGCGGGATACCTTTCTGTAGATAACGATACTTCTGGATTAACAGTTCCTTTATACAGAAGAACAGGTAGATTAGTTTATACTGATATGGGTTCTGCCGCAGCTCCTATTACAGTGAACACGGAACAAGTTGTTATTCATCCTGCAGGTGATGCGGTATCTGCAAAATCAAATCAATTTATATCTGTTAGATTAAAATCTAAGAATGGAGTTGCTTATGACGCTGCTGCTACTGACGCAGATGTTGGAGGTATAATGATTAATCTTGATAGAATTATTTTAATGTATGAAGGAGCTTTATCTACAACTTCAGCAACTGCTGAAGATTGGGTGATATGGTATGACACTTCAAAAACAAATAACGCTGGATTGGATTCACCTTTTGTAGATATATTAGAATGTGAAACTGACTTAGACGGAACAGAAGAGTTCTTTGTAAATCATATTGGTGGTAAGGGAGCTTTTCTTGATATGAAAAAACTATCTGTAAATGGTCAAATGGTTGATTTTCCAGACATTAGTGTTTCTGGAGTTGTAAGAACTAAGAATGTTGTTAGTGCTGTTCAAGCTCAAAACTGGGGTACAACTGCATTTAAAGCTGGTACAGGAGCTAGTCCAAATGATACTATTATGAAAATAAAAGGTTCGGGTAAACACGGATTTAGTGTATTAGTTGTTGATGACACTTTATCTGAGGTTGTCGATAAGACTGACGCTACTAATTTATTAGAATAGTAATATAAATTATATTAATAGAAAAAGGGACTTTATGTCCCTTTTTTTATTTTTTCACGTTTTTTATGTCTATTAAATCTTGACACTTCTCGTATTCTTCTAGGTATATAAAGTGGTCTAGAAGTGTGTCTATTATATCATCTTCGTTAATGTAAGGGTCGTATGGGTCAAATATTAAACCAAATCCTTCTGTTAGTTGAGCTTCCATTAACTCATCAAACGATATTTGATTTGTAATAAGAAGATAGGAGTAATGCATTGTTTTGTTTATTAACTCATCTCTGTAACGATAATCATCTAGCTTGTCTAACGGTTTTTTCATTTTGCAAATTTTTCAGCGGCACCACCCTTAAAGTGATTATCCTTGTTATTATTGTCTTTCACTTGCTCACCCCTCATTCTTTGGTCTAGTTTAATTAAAGCTTCCATCATTTCTTGAGCGTCCATAAAAGCTTTCTTTTTAGATTCCAATGCGTTTTTACGTCTTTCGTCAGCTACATCATCTGCTATAGGTCTTCTGACATCTGCTATTAAAGTTGATATACCTTCTTTAGCTGCGTCTAAAAGCTCGGTTAATGTATCTTCTACATATAATTGTATTTCAGTTTTCTCTTCCATTACGGTAATACACATAAAGCGTTACTATTTCTCATCCTATAAAAATACTCGTCATTAATTTTCATTTTATAATTTGAGTTCTTTTGGAAAAGAATCTTGTCTCCAACTTTAAAATCTTCAGTGAACTGATTGATGTATTTAACTACACCTCTGTCTATTGTTTCTTCTTGACTTATGTTGGTAACTATACCAGATTCAGAAACTTCCTCTTTAGTTTGTATAGGTTCTACAAATATAAAGTCCATTAACATAGTTATTTCTCCATCTCTTTCATATGCGTATATTTGGTCTATATCACACTGATAGTATTTTTCTCCTTCTAATTCTATAGTTTTATCTATAACAAGGTGATGTATAAATACTTTATCTCCTTTTTGTAAAGTTAGATTATCCTTAACTCTTTTATCTGGATGTGGAGGTATATGTTTAACTATACCGTTTTGTTTAGCATGCCACATTCTATCTATTTCTGTATCTAACCATAATTCCGTACCATCAGAAAGTACATGTTTATCTTCTGTTTCTGACTCTAATTCTATTAGAACCGTATTTCCTAGTGAGCTTTTTATCATTTTATTTCTTTTTCAATTCCTAATTCATATTCTGGAACACATTTGTTTCCAGGTATAGACTTCCATATTCTAGTATATTTTTCCCCACTTGGAACTACATATATATTGTATCTAGCTTCTTGAAAATGTTGAGAGTAGGCTTTGTCAAATGTAATGTCTACAATTTTTAAAGCTCCTTTTGCTATTGTTTGTCCTCTAAGATATGTTATATCTCTATCTCCAGCTGACACAATAACCTTTCTTATTAATCCTTCAGGTATATCCATTTTAATTTATTTTAATTATTACCATTTATTTTCGGGACATTTTTCTACATCCCACTTTGCCTTTACAGACATTATACATCCACAAATAGTACATGAACCATTATCTTTATCTAAAAGTTCACATGAATCACATATAGTAAGCCTTTCTTTATATTTATCTTGCGACGCGTCTTCAAATCCAGACTTAGCGTAATCTACTATTGATTTAGTTAGATTCCAAGCTTTATTTATTATGTTTGGTTTTTTCATTTTAATTTAATTTATACTACAAATATAATAAAATTATTTAAAACAAATATGTTTTGTTAGTAAATAGTTTTTCACTATATTTGTAAAATAATAATAATTAAATATATAAATTATGGCATGCGAACAGATGAAAAAAACAAAAGAGGGACTTATAAAAACTCTTGAAAGTTT